CGTGCGCTGGGTGGAGGTCAAGGGACCTAATGGCCGCACGTCGAAAATGCAGAACTACCGCATCGCCGAGCTGCGGGGTAAGGGGTTTACCGTTGAAATACTGAGGCCATGAAAGAACGACCGATAATTTTCAGCGACGCCATGGTGCGGGCCATCCTTGACGGCACCAAGACACAGACGCGGCGGATCGTGAAGCCTCCATTAGAGCAAAACACGCCTGCTGTTGCATGCCCCTATGGGGGGCCCGGTGACTGGCTATGGGTGCGCGAGACGTGGGCAGAACAGGCCGGTGACGTCATCTATCGCGCTACTGATACCACTGAAAGAAAGATATGGAAGCCAGCCATATTCATGCCTCGCTGGGCGTCCCGCATCACCTTGGAAATTGAGAGCATCCGTGTCGAGCGGCTGCAAGATTGCAGCCGTGCCGATGCCATGGCGGAAGGCTATCCAGCCAAGAATATGGCTGATGGCCCCGATCCTCTTGAGTGGTACGCGACATTGTGGAATAACATCAACGGGCTTGGAAGCTGGGACGCTAACCCATGGGTTTGGGTCATTAGCTTTCGTTGATCATCAGACAGCGATGCACCCATTTGAGGCGATACAAGTCAACTATGTCCCGCCGAAAAAGCCGGAACACATCGTTGAGACACGCTACATCCCTACGGGACAAGGCATAGCTACCGAAGGGATGCTATTCGTTGACGGCGTATGCCAGACGCACATCGACCTCAACTCATTCAGTTGGTCAGACATTGTGCGATGGATGGATGAGACAAAAGCGTGGAAGTCCCGAGAGAGCTTCGGAAATCCAGAGCGATATGATGCCATGCAGATAGCCAGGATGCGCCGAGAGAAAGTCTTTGGACCCATCCGTGGAGAACCAACAACCCATTGCGCACCCTTTGAAACTTGGCTCATGGACAATGGCTGGCGCCCCATCATGCTCGATGCGCTCAATGCATACTGCCCTGGACGCATTCTGGTAGATGAACCTACTGCCATTGTCCACACCCATATCTTCACCAAGGGTAGCAAGTCCATATCCATGCAGTTCGGTTACGGCCACTTCAACTTCGTATTCATGCTCTCTTGGATCAGCGGCACCTTCCAAATACCTGTCGATCCTGACAAGTTCAACGATGCCATCTGTGGTCTACTCCCTAACCTTGACGCATGACCCACGAAGTGCTGACATCCATCGCGCCGCACCACCCCATCCAAGGGGTGCAGGAGCGTGCCGCGCTGTCATGGATGAGCGCTGGCCATCCATACGCTACCGTCAACTGCGCCGACGAGGTGATCACCGTGCCAGATGGCGTAAGGCGCAAGGATGCACGCAGCACCTTGGCCATCTACGGCAGGCCATACGTGCTGCTCGATGATGTGCTGCGCTCATGCGATGCCGACGTGGCGGTGATCACCAACAGCGACATCGAGTTGGTCGGCGACCTTAACCCCTGCATCGCCGATGCGGAGAGCGCCATTTACATCGGCAACCGCTTCGACCATGACGGCGACCTCACCAAGGGCCGCACCTATGACTATGGCTTCGACCTCTTCATCATTCACCGCAAGTTCTTCCACCACATCCCGCCATCCCTCTTCGTCCTGGGGCATACGTGGTGGGACTACTTTCTGCCCTACGTGCTCATCATGGCCGGAGTGCCATTGCGCCGTGTTGCTGACCGCACCATCGCACACCGCAAGCACCCAATCCAGTACAATGCAAAGGACTGGGACCGCATGACCGCCCACTTCAAGTTCATCACCAACACCAACCACACCATGTCATCGTCGGCCCTTACTGCACACATCCACAAGATCATCACCCGCCATGCTCGTTGACATCTTCATCCGCACCTATCACAAAGACCTGCCTTGGCTTGCGCATGCCTTGCGCTCCATCCATAAGCACGTCACCGGCCATCGCCGCATCATTGTGACCATCCCGGTAGGCCAAGGCCACCTACTAAGCCACCTGACCGCCGAGACCGTCATTGAGGTGCCTGACATGAGCGATGGATACCTTGGCCAGCAGCTCACTAAGATGCATGCATGGCTCTACACCGATGCCGATGCGGTGCTATTCTGGGATAGCGACACAGTGGCCACAGAGCCGATCAACATATTGGATGAGTATACCATCAACGGAAAGCCCATCATCTACTGCACACCATACGAGAGGGTGGGGGATGCACAGATGTGGCGGGAGCCAACAGAGGTCGCCATGGGGTTCAGCGTCCCGCTTGAATACATGAGGCGTTTGCCGCTGCTATACCACCGCGAAACATTGCTCTCCGCGTGCTGCTACATTCCTCGCACGGTGGGCAAGTCCATCGCTGAGCACATGGCCGAGCGTGGCCGCTTCAGCGAGTTTAACGCCATCGGCGCCTTTGCGCATCGCTTCAGGGCCAATGAGTACGCCTTCCTCAACACAGACTACTATGAGCCGCCACCAAACAAGGTCCGGCAGTTCTGGTCATGGGGAGGCATCACACCTGAAGTACAAGCAGAACTTGACAAGATATGATCAAGTACACCACACTGCCCAGCGGCAAGATCATTGCTACCATTGAGGGCGACACCCACATTAGCAAGTGGGCTATCGAGGCCGGACGCCTTGACCATGATCAGAACGTGCTGCCATTGCTCAAGCAGTACATCCCCGAAGGCGGAGTGGTCATTGATGGCGGTGCATTCATCGGTGATCACACGGTGTTCTACGCTAAGTGCGTGGGGCCCATTGGCAATGTCTACGCCTACGAGCCCAACGAGCTGCCGTTCAAATGCCTCATGCACAACACGGACGGGATGCCTGTCATATGCTTCCGCGCCGGGCTATCCAACAACCACGGCACAGCATCCAGCACCTACTCGCCTAACGCTGGAGCGTCCTACCTTGAACCTGGCGATGCAGTGCACCTGCTCACCATCGATGGGATGAACCTTACACGCCTCGACTTTCTGAAGTTGGATATCGAAGGCTTTGAGCTGAAAGCCCTGCAAGGTGCCATCCAGACCATCAACCGATGCCGCCCGGTAATGCTCATCGAGGTGAACGAGGAGGCGCTCAACCGCCAAGGAAGCACCGGCCAGCAACTCATGGACATGGTGGTATCTTTGGGCTACACCATCCGCAACATCCACAAGGGCCAACCCATGACCGGCCCACAGTTCGACATCCTATGCACACCTCAATAAAGTACCTCCTCATCATCCTCCTCGCCTCGTGCGCCAAGGAAAACCCGCGCCCACCATCAACAGGTGGAGGGCCTCCACCAGTGGTCATCCCATTTGACCCATCCGCCGTGCCAATCCAGTACACCCCGCAAGGCACCATCCCCCGCGCACCTATCACCTTTCGGTGGTCCAAGGTGCTGGGAGCAGACCGCTATCGCATCGAGTACCAGCGCGATGTGATCACTATCCCAGGAGCCTACACTTTCTGGTCCTCGACCACCACCACCGACACCACGGCCATCGTGCCGCTGCCATCGGGCGTCATTAACGCCGGTAGGTGGCGGGTATGGACCATAAGCACCAGCGGAGAGTTCGGCTATCAAAGTTCTTGGATGTACTTCTCCTTTTAGTATATCTTTGCGCGGAAGTGTGTCCTGTATGTACTACAAAAGGAGTAGTATGTAGAGGTGGTCAGTCTATTCCTCAAAGAATGAAACAGCACATAGAAATAGGGAGGTTCCGAGTGTATACGGAGCGCAGGCAAGTCGCCGAAGCTTTGGTCAAACGCTTGGAACGCGAGCGTTTGAGGGATGACCTCAACTACGCCGGACACTTTCACGCCGGGGGGAGGTGCGTGCAATGGGAGACTATAAGGCAAAGCGAAGAACCATCACGTAAAGCTGAACGCCATGGGTAGGCCATCGAAGTACAGCCCAGAACTCGTTGAGGACATCTGTGCCAAGCTGTCCAAGGGCATCCCCCTCGCTCAGATATGCCGCGAGGAAGGTATGCCCAACGCCGAGACCGTGCGCAACTGGATGAACGCTAACGAAGCCGTTTCTTTGGCCATCGCGCGAGCTAGAGAGGACGGGGAGGACGCCATTGCTGCTCAGGTGCTTGAGATCATCGACACGCCGCCTGAGCGCGTGCAGACACAGCACGGCTCATCTATCGACGGCGGGGATGTGGCCAACCGAAAGCTGCGTGCGGAGTACAGGCTGAAGCTGCTGGCCAAGTGGAACCCAAGGCGGTGGGGCGATAGGGTTGATGTGACCTCTAACGGCAAGGGCATTCCCCCATGCACCATCGTCGTGCCGCCGTATGACAGCGCCGGAGATTAGGCTTTCGCAAAAGCAGGCCAATGCATGGCACCACCTGGAGCAGCCCGAGGTGCTGGAGGTGTTCGCGGGCGGTGGTGCCGGTGGTGGCAAGTCGTGGCTTGGGTGCGTGTGGCAGATACGCCGCCGCGTTGACTACCCAGGCACCCGTGGCTTCATCGGTCGGGAGAACTTCACCGC